CGCCTTCGCCAAGAGAGCTTCGCTCTTAGATAGCTTGGCCTCCGCTGTTTGTGCACGGTCCAGCATCAAAGCAAATGTCTCGTCCCGTTCCGTGATAACCCAATCCAGCTTGGCCTCAAGTTCTTCGATGCGGTCGGCTAACGCTTCAATGAGTTCAACGCTTGCATAATGGGGCATGTCAGACAGAGCATTATGCCTTGCCCGCTTCACCAGATCGTCACTCATCTGCAAACGCCCCCTCATCAATCATTCGCTGCGCATTCAGGACCACCATTGTCCGTTTCTGCTTTTCAGCTTTGCGCTTGGCTGGGCGCATAAAAGCGTTGATGAACCCGACGCTACTAGGATCGACCACGGCACCCGATAGCGTGTCGCAGTCTGGGCAGCGGAAGATCACGGTGTCGGCAGGTGCGACGGCAATCCAATCCTTTGCGCACTCTAGGCAAGCAACATAGGCGGTCAGGTGCGGACGATGGTCGTCTAGGTTTATTATGTTGTCACTCATCGCCCTCAATCCTTGCAATCGCCTTCTCGGCCAGCATGGCGTAGAACTCCTCGCCAGCTGACACTTGGGCTACATCTCTGATCTCTTCGAGCGCTTGCATCGCGATCTTCAAGCGACCACGCAGATGCTGCGCCTCGACACGGTGCATGTCGCACAGCAATGGTCCCCACTTAGCCATCACGCCGCCTCCTGATGCTGCCCAACCTCGTCAAGGTATGCGTCAAAGGCCACCGCCATCAGCAGCTCCGCCAGCGTTCCGCCCTCCGGGATCTGACCGACCAGCCAGCGCTGGAAATCGCGGTCGTAGGCCTGCGCCGCCTCGAGGATGCGGCCCGCCCGCAGGGTGCCTGCGCGCTGCTGCGACGAGGCGTAGCTGCAGGCGTAGGGTGCCGTTTGCTCGATGATCCCGGCTTTTTTCATGCGGTGGATGACGTCGTACACCTGCTGTCGTTTCCACCCCAGCGCCGCCGCAGCGTCGGTGGCGTTGCCGTGGGCCTCCAGCGCCTCCGCGCATGCGCGCCAGCGGTCGTAGGTGATCATGCTAAAGTGTATCGTCCTCATACGTCGTGCCCCCTCTTGCGCCACTGCACACGCAGCAGCTCCATGGTCTGGTAAAATGCGTCGCGCTCCTCCTCGGGCACATAGACCGAGAGCTTGGTCAGGCCCTTGGCGCGCTGCCGCTGGTGGTAAGCCCGCTGCGCGTTGGCGTGGGCGGTGGGTTGTTGGTCAGTCAATGGCTGTCTCCGGTTGCTTGACCTCGGCTGCGAGCGCCGCATAGCCGATTAGGTCGTGGATGCTGTCTGCGTGGTAGCCCTCGCAGAGGCGCGATATTTTGAGGTCGGCCATCATCAGGCAGACCTGCCACGGCGCGACCTCAGTGCCGAGGATCTGGCTCCACCGCGTTGCGATCCGGGTAAAATTGACGACGGGCGGCCCGTAGGCCGTCCGGTCGCCGTGGATCAGGGCCGAGGCGGTGTCGAGCGCGTCTTGGCGGACGGTCACAGCAGGTCATCCACAATCTGTCGGATGTCGGCATCGACCGTAAATTCCTTGATCTGCTCCAGCCCAAGCCGCAGATCCTGCACGCGGATCTCAAGGCTCTCGATGTAGCGCTCGTAGTCGCGCCGCACCTCCTGCACCTCGTCGCGCAGAGCGATCTCGGCGCGCTCGGCTTCCTGCAGCTTGTCCTCCAGCAGGTCGAAGACAAAGGCGAGCTGCGGGTAAGTCTCCCGCAGGCCGTCGAGATCCGGGCGGTCGGTGCCCGACGCAAGGTCGAGCTGGGCGATGGCGGTGACGTAGTCAAGCATGGTCTGTCCTCTCACAGTTTGGTGATACATTCGGGACCGAAGCCAGCCTCGATGGAGGCCGGGTCGGTAAGCGGGCGGGCGCAGCGGGCGCAGCGGCCCTCGTGCCAGAACTCGAGCTGCTCGGGCATAACGTCAGCGGCGAGGTTGACCAGCGTCCAGTGCAAAGCGCGAAACGCCGGGTGCGCGGGCTGGCCCTTGCGACCGGGGATCAGCTCAGCCCGGTTGCCCTTGATGAACCCGAGGTAGGTGAAATCGGCGGTGTTGTCCGGGCCGGTCAGGAGCGACGCGAAGAACATGTCGTCCCTGTCCTTGGCCTTGGCGACGCGGAACGTCTTGCGGTCACCGGTCTTTTTCGAGACCAGCGTGAAGCGGGCGTTGCCGCCGAAGGCGAACTCGCGGGCGTCGGCGGCGGTGGCGATCAAATTAGGGTGTGTCATGGTAGCGTCCTCCGTTGCTGCCAAAGATATAAGCTGCTGATCAGCAGGTGTCAACACCTACACCGCACGGTCTTCCAGCTCGCCCCAGTTTGGCCCGACGCCGCCCTCGACCAGCGCCTCGGTAGGAGCGCCGGGGAAGACGTCGAGATAGCCAGCCAGCATGTCGGCTTTCATCCACTGCAGCGCCTCCTCTGCGTCCTCGCGCAGGGCCTCGTCGATCATGGCGTCGTGGATAGTAGCGGCCATCCGGGTGCCGAGGTGGCGACCGTTGCTCGCGGCAGCCTCGAGGCGCGCCTTGTGCCGGATCAGGGCGCGGGCCATGACCGACAGCGCCGCCCTCTGGACCGGATAGTTGGCACACTTGGGCAGGTCGGGTTTCTTGCCCAGCCAGATCGACCCCCCGTCGATCATCGGCAGGTAGCCGTCGGCGGTGGCGTGCTCCATCATCGTGTGGCGCAGGCCGAAGGCTCTAGGGTAGCGGTCGGCCCAGAAGTCGATCAGCTCCTGCGCCCTCTCCACGCTCGTTCTGAGCGTCCCTGAGAGGCCAAGCGCACCGCTGCCGTAGATGATGCCAAACGACACGCCCTTGGCCTTACTGCGGGCCTCCTTGCCCTCCGGCGTCTTCTTGTCGATCCGGTGGCCGACCATGTACGACGCGACCTCGCTGTGCAGGTCGCCCTCGATGCAGTCGTATAAGAGCTGCTCGTCCTCGGACAGCAGCGCCAGCACTTTCAGTTCGATGCCGCTGTAGTCAAGGCTGACTAGCAGCTTGCCCGGTGGCGCGAGGAACGACCGGCGCACGCTGGTCTCCTCGCCCAGCAGCTCGCGATCTCGGGGGAGCTGCTGCGCGTTGGGTCCGCTGGACGAAAACCGCCCAGTGACGGCCCGCGCGATGTTGTAGCTGGGGTGGATGCGCCCGTCGCTCGCGCGCTCCGCCATGCCGATCAGCTTGTCGCCAAAATTGGACAGGTACTGCCGGATCGAGAACAGGTCGGCGATGGCGTGCAGCGTGTCAGACAGCGGCCCCTCGCCGCCCACAAACGACGCCATCGTGCGGCAGTCCTTGGTGGTGATGGCGAGGTGCCCCGCCTTCTCGGTGCGCGGCCACCGGGCCAGCACCTCGTCGGGCAGCAGCGCACCGAAAAAATCCGACCACTGCTTGCGGCTGCCGATGTTCGCGACCTCATCCTCGCCGACGTGCTGCCGGATCTGGGCCGAGAATGCAGCCTCGCGCTCGCGCCAGTGATCGACCAGCTTGCTGTGCCGTGGGATGTCGAGCAGCAAACCCGTGGCCTTCATCTCATGCACCACAGGCACGAGATCGTCGAGCATCCGGCGCGCTGGCTCCGACGCCTCGGCGCGCTCGTGCGACCGCCAGTGCTGCCACAACTTCCACGTCCAAAGGGCATCGTCGGCGGCGTATTGTAGCTGCTCCGCGCTCAGCTCAGGCGCGGCCCAATTTGAAAGCTGCTGCGCTTTTTCCATCTCATACTGCAGGTCGGTCTTGAGCATGCCAGCCAGCGACAGCTGATCGCCGCCCATGATGGCCCTGCGGGCGTGCGCCACGTCGATGACGCGGACCTGCGGGGCGTCGGCGGCGTCGAACCACATGTATTCAAACCCGGCGTTAAACGCGATCCAGACGGCGTCCTCGAACCAGTGCGCATAGGGCGCAAACTTGCCGCCCTCAAGCGCCCAGAAATCGACCACCGCCAGCACGTCGTCGTTGCAGATCTGCGCCAGCCTGACCTCGCTGTTCTCGGGGTCGAGGCCGGTGGTCTCAAAGTCCAGCGCCGCGTGCCCAGTGCCGACCGCGTCCAGCAGGGCCTCGAGCTGCGCTTCGGTGGTCACCAGCTCATATTCCACGGGCCACCTCCTCGCGCAGGCGATCAAGCCGCGCAGTGCGTTTCGTGCCGCAGTATTCGCTGACGCGACCGCCGTCGCAGCCAAAGAGCGCGCCGACCTCGCGGTTGGACAGGTGTGGGTGCTGTCTGCTGTAGCGTATAACCGCCTTAATTTCGCTGTCCGACATGGCGTGCTCTCCGCGCGCCTTAGCTTTCGCGGTCACCCGCTTGACGCGGGACCGCCGGGTCAGGCTTATTGCCTCAGCAACCAGCTCCCTCAGCGCGTGGTCGTGCGGATACAGGCCAACAATCTCCACCAGCTTTTCCCTCAACAACTGCACGTCTCCAGTAGCCATTTTGCCCTCCGATAAAGTGCCTAAAAATCAAGTTGGGGCTGGCCCGAAGGCCAGCCGCCGGTCTTAGGTACGGCGCGTGCGGCGCGGCTTGGGGGCGTCCTCAATGACCTCCTCCGGCTCATCCTCCGGCTCGCGCTCGACCAGATCATCGCCCGCCAGCATGGCTGACGCCTCGCCCATCTCGAGCCAATCTGTGACGTCGAACTTTGGCTTGTAGTTCCACTCGCCCTGCGCCTGAAAGCGCTCCTTCGTGAAGCGGAACAGCGGGACTGAGGGGTCGCCAGCCTTGAGGCGGTCACCGATCTCGCGCAGCAGGTCGCCCACCGCATTGCGGCCCGACTTGCTGTTTGTCGAGAATTTGTACTCGATGCCGGTCTCCGGGGATACGAACCCGAAGCCGATCAGGGGCTGCCAGCCATCCTGCGCGCGGGCGTAGGGGCCTTTGTCCTCGAGATCCAGATGCCCGACTGCATTCTCAGGCTCGTGCATCAGCCACTCGTGGCGGGCAACCGGCTTGCTGCCCACCCAGCAGACCCACCCGAGGTGCGCGCTGAGGGGGTCGAGCAAAAACTCCTCAGTCTGGTCGAGATCCTCGCGCTCGCGACCGTAGGTGATCTCCCCCGACTTGCCAGAGAACGCGACGTATTCGACGCCAGACCCGCCACCGCCGCCAGTGGACGCCGCATTGCTGCCCGCCCGGAGGGCCTCGGCCAGCGCCTGCTGCGATACCTGCAGGCCGCCACCGGCCACGAATGCTTTCAGTGAAGTGCTCATTTTGCTACCTTTCTACGTTAGCTGACGGTCAGTCGCTCTGACGGCTTTCCGACCTTTTTGTAGGGGTCGAGATTGACCCCCGCCTTTTCGGCAGCCTTCCAATCAACGGAAGTTCTACCTGCCACCTCGGCCAGCTCGACCGTGTGGTTTCCTACGGGGAGCTGCCGCGCGCTACGCGCGACCATCTCCGCCTTAATTGTTTCCGCAGCGTCAGCCTTGGCGGCCTTGGCTGCGTCCTCATCGGCCCTTGCCATGACGTAGGCCCGGACGGCGTCGTCCAGCTTACTGCCACGGTTGCCCCGGCTGACCGTGGCCTCGCCCTCGATCTCCACGCCGCACTGCTCCGCGAAGGGACAGCCCCCGTATTTTGTGCACTCGCCGGTGCGGCGGCCCTCGCGGTCGAGGCGGCGGGCGTCCTTGGCCCGCAGCATGCGCTCCGCCCGACCAGACAGGCGGTCGAGGATCTCGGGGTCGCGGTCGATCTTGACCTCGAGGATGTCGTTGTAGTTCGAGGCGTCCATGTAGATCAGGACGCCGTGATCAGGCTTCGGCCAGTCGCTGGGCTGCAGGTGCGCCAGCTCCATGCCGATCCTGAGCTGGGTCACATGCTCCGGCTTGGGCAGGCGGGCGCGGTTGGTCCGGGGGTCGATGGTCTTAAATTCCAGCGCGATGTCTGGCTCGCCCCGCAGGTAGCCGTCTGGCGTCGCGCTGATCCTGTGCGGGTCGCTGACAATCGACTGCTGGTCGCCGCCGACATAGGCCACCGGCGCGCCCGCCGCGATCAGACAGTCGACGAGGTACAGCTCGCCCTGCTTGCCGCGTCGGGCATAGCCCCAGTCCTGCTCGACCGGGTCGCTGTTACGCTCAAACCATTGCTTTCTGATGCAGCTCTCGGCGCTCGAGGCGTTCATATATTTCGCCCGCTCGATGGTAAAGCTGTCGGCGTCGTCGAGGGCTTGCGCCCCCGACAGGATCAGATCCTTGATCATTCTGCGGCCTCCTGATGTGCGGCGTGGGTCTCGGCGTGTGCGCGCCGCTTGGCTTGGCTGATGCGGTGCACCGCCGTCGAAATCTTGGTGTCGACGTAGAGCGTGTCGACGTGGACCGACTTGCCCTGTCCCATGCGGTGCAGGCGGGCATAGAATTGATCCATGACGCTGGGCGACCAGTCCTCCTCGACCACGACGATGCAGTTGCCGCCACGCTGCAGGTTCAGAGAGACGCCCATCGCGCCGATCTGACCGACCAGCACGTCCAGCTCGCCCTCATTGTACATGCGCTGCAGCTCGGTCTTGCGGGCTGCGGGCGTGCGGCCATCGAGGGCGGCGACGCGGAAGGCCTTGTCCTGCAGGCGCTCCACCAGCGCGTCGATGACCTCGCGGTGCCACGCACCCACGAGGATCGCGCCCTGCTCGGCCTCGCAGCGGTCGGCAATAAAGTCGGCGGCCTCTGGCACCATCGACAGGCCGATCTCGCGGCGGATCGTGGCGAGGTGCTCGTCGTTGCGGCGGATGCCTTCCTCGATCTGCGCCATGGTCATCTTGCTGACCTCGCGCAGCAGCGCCGCATTGCCCTTCGGGCTGACCTCGAGGCGGGTGTGCGTCAGGGCGGGCATGTCCTGCCAGACGTCGTCCAGCGTGCGGCGGGTGGCGCAGGTGGCGAGGATCTGGCCCAGCTCATCGAGGTTGCGCGACCCGACGGTCACTTTGACGGGGTAGCGCGCTCCGGGGAACTTGCGTTCCTGCACGATGCAGTATCGCAGGTTGAAGCGGTCGATGTTCAGGCCGCCGATCTTGCGCTTGATCTCCTGCGGCGCGGCGCGGAACAGGAACGGGATCAGGTCGTCGGCCCAGCGGGTCATCGGCGATCCGGTCAGCAGCCATGTGTGCTCGAAGGCCTCACACATGCCACCGCGACCGAGGATCGCCTTGGTGCGCTTCGCCTTGACGCTCTTGAGGGCGTGGCTCTCGTCGCAGATCAGGGCGGTGCGCAGGCCGTACAGCGGCTCGCGTGCCCACGCCATCAGCTCGTGCTGACGCTTGGTGGCGATGTCGTAGCTGCAGATCAGGATCTCGACCTCGGGGTCGCGATCAATCGGGGTCGACCCCTTGGCGAGGATCTGGACCTTTGCGCCGGTCCAGCGCGACGCCTCCTGCGCCCACATGCGCAGCGAGATGGGCGGGCCGACGATCACGACGCGCAGCACCTCGGCCTCGATGGTGGCCTGCAGGGCGGTCAGGGTCTTGCCTGTGCCCATGCCGTTGAAGCACCCGGCGATCTTGCGGTCGGCGAGGAATTTGGCGTCGGCGATTTGGTGGGGGAGAAGTTGCATGTCTACGTTCCTACTGTTGCTGCCCGGAGGCTGTGACCCCTGTCTATCCGATGCTGACATGGGCGGTCAAGTGGTTTGTTAAGGGGTCCGGGAGTTCGCTTACTCCTGACCCCCTTAAAAGGGCGGGGTGTCTCCGGGGTGGGTGGGCATCCACAGCGGCCCGGACGGCTTCGCTGGGGGCGGTGGCGGCGGGGGCTTGACCCCCAGCCGCTGCAGCTCTGCCTCAAGCGCGGGCGGCAGCACTGGCGCGCTCGAACATCACGTCGGTGATGTGCTTGGTCACCATGTCGTGCGCCGCGTCGAGGCGGGCGTTGGTGCCCCGGAGGTCGAGGATGTGGTAGGCCGCGAGGCCCGACATCAGGTCGCTCTCGCTGGTGTGGTGGCCGCGCTCGGCCAGCCCGACGGCGAAGTGGTGGCCCAGCTCGCGCAGCTCCGCCAGCGCGTTGTCGAAGCTGATCATGGCGCTGCCGTTGACGCTCTTGTACATTTTGAATTTGGTCATGGTGTGGTCCTCCGGTTGGGTGGCCCCGGCTTATGCCGAGGCCTGCTTGATTGCGCGCTTTTCGGCGCGGGCGATGACGTTGGCGGCGTAGGCCTCAGCTTCGGCCAGCGTGCGGAACCGCTTGTAGCTGGCAACCGGCAGCGCGCCAAACTTGGCACCGTCGCGCAGGGCCTGCGGGTAGACGATGAAGCTTTCCTCGAGCAGCAGATCAAGGATGTTCAGCCTGCAAAGCCAAGGCGAGCCAGCGTCAATAACGTGGTACTCGCGGTCTATCGCGTAGCTGTGGCCGATCTCGCGGCCCTTGGCGTCGAATACGCCGAAGGCTGCGGAATGGCGGCGCACCTGCCTGCGGTCGGTTCTGGCGATGCGGGCGTACTGGGTGCCGTGACACTCGTCGCGGGCGTCGAGGGGGATCGCGTTGATGTCCATGGTGTGGTCCTCCGGTTTGCCGGGTCTGGAACTGCCCGGTACACCCCAGATATAAGATGCTGATCATCACCTGACAAGGGGGTTTGGGGGCTTGACGCAAAAAATTTGTGCCGCCAGAATGAAAAACGCCCCGCAGCCGGAGGAGCTGCGAGGCGCTAGGTAGAAGCGGAAGAGGCTTCTGGGAGGTGTGGCAACCATATACTGCGCCCGCTCCCGAGGTCAACACCACATGGAGCATAGGCATGACAATGAAGCAAGCAGCCGTCGATCTGGCCGACGGTGGTTTTTGGATATTTCCCTGCAAGGCGGGCACCAAGATCCCGGCGATCAGGGGCTACATGACGGCCAAGTGGACCGTCGAGCAGGTCGAGAGCTGGTGGTCGGACCACCCCAACGACAACATCGCAATGGTCCCGGCGCTTAACGATTTGGTCGTCGTCGATGTCGATCTGTACAAGGCAGAGTGCAACTGGGACCGGGGCGAGGATCTCGGCACCATGACCTCGCGCAGCGCGCGGGGCGGCATGCACTTCTTTTTCGACGCCGAGGCAGGCGAGCGATACCCCGGCAAATTCGGCGGATATGAGGCCGTCGATGTCAAGCACCGTGGTCTGGTGGTCCTGCCACCCTCGAGGTTCGAGGACGGTGCCTACTCGTGGGTCGATCAGGCGGGCACCGCGCCAGCGCCGGAGTGGCTGCCGATTAAGCGCGCCGCGTCGGTGTCGCCTGTCGACCAGCTCGCGCTCTTGGAGCGGGGTCTGGATGACCGGGTGCTGCGCGCCGTCGAGGCTGCAGCCAACCGGGTCGAGGATCGCGAGGACTGGGTCAAGGTCGGTCTGGGCCTGCACTTCGAGTATGCGGGCACCGCATTCGAGGCGCGGGCGCGGCAGGCGTGGATCGACTGGTGCCTGCGCTGGCAGGCTGGTGTCCCAGCCGGGGAGCTGGAGGCCGCCGCGATCAAGCTGTGGGACAGCGCAGCGCCGCCGGAGCAGGCCGTGGGGTCTGGCAATTACTGCAGCGGGGGCACCGTGCTGCACCTCGTGGGGGAGCCACGCAAGGAGCCTGCGGTGATCAAGTCAGATGGGCCGTTCCTCGAGATCGACGGCGACGACCTGCTGCGGCGCGACCTCGCCGACATCGACTACCTGATCGAGGACGTCCTGATCGCTGGCGGGCTGCACTCGTGGGCGGGGCCGTCTGGCGTCGGCAAGACGCGCTGGGTGTCGCTGCTCATCGCCTGCCTGATGACGGGCAGGACCGACGTCATGGGCCTGCCGCAGGCCACCCGCCCCGTGAGGACGATGTATTTCGCCAACGAAGAGCGGGCCGAGGACGTCGAGCGCCGCATTAAGGCCGCCATGCACGTCAATGGCCTGACCGGGGGCGTCAAGCCGCTGATCTGCGGCAAGGACGTGGGGACGCTGCGGCTGGTCGTGTCCGAGCGAGGGCAGGCGGTCAAGGACGAGCAGATGGTCGAGTGGATCTCGGGCCAGATCAAGCGGGCTGGCGTCGAGCTGGTGATCTTCGACCCGTTTAATACGCTGGGTGGCGAGGAGGAGAACAGCGCGGCGGCGGTGTCCGAGGTGATGGAGGCGCTGCGCGACATCAGCGCGCTGAGCGGCGCGGCGGTGGCGTTCATTCACCACACGCCGAAGGATCGGAGTGAGGCACCCGACGCCCTGCGCGGCGACAGCAATGCGTGGCGCGGTAGCGGTGCGATCTACTCTGCCTTGGACATGGGTTTCACACTCTTCCCGCTGCTGCCTGCGGCTGCCTCGAGCGGCAAGGACGCGAAGGTCAAGCGACGCGCGCTGGCTCGGCTGCAGCAGGCTGGTCGCTGCGGCAAGTACGTCGTGCAGGACACCGGCAAGGTCCGCGAGGGCGAGAGCCTCGGGCCGGTGGCCTACGAGTTTGTGGGCCACGCCGTCAGGGCCGGTGGCAAGCCGATAGGTGCGCTGCGTGCGGTGGCCGTGGACATGGCCGAGAAGGAGCTGGAGCTGGCCCTCGAGGGCGACGTTGAGCTGGCGTCTCAGGCGCTGGTGGCGGAGTGGGGCGGCGCGCTGATTGAGGCGCTGGGCGTGGGCGAGCACGCCACCTCGCTGGCCGAGATCGACCGCGTGATGCTGGATGCCTCGGCTGGGGGCTGGGATGGGCAGGACAAGCCGGTCACCACCCGAGGCCGGGGGAAGAGGCTGCTCGACCTCTTTGGGTCGCCTCGGGTCACGGCTGGGCACGTCGTGCAGGTCGAGCATCGGGCCGAGCGGAAGACGCAGAAAAAGATCGTCGTGACCGTAGCGGAGGCGCGGCGTTGAGCGCCGCATTTGGGGCGCAAACTAGGTGCAAGGTGCAAAGGGTGCATTGCACCTACACCAAGTTTATTCAATGTTTTCAATGGTTTAAATGGTGCAAGGTGCAGAAGGCTTGCACCTTATTTTCCGAGCAAAATCAATGGGTTACCACTAGGTGCAAGGTTACCCCCTAAAGGGGGCACCTATGGTGTTGCACCATGGTGCCCTTTGGGCTGCACCGGACGGTGTATTGACCAGCGAGAGAGAGCGCGGATAGGGTCGAGGTCGGGTGCCAATGTGGAGGTCGATCAGATGGGACGTGTGACGCTCGGTGTAGATCCGGGTCAGGCTGGGGGGCTGGCGGTGGTCGGCGTGGATCAGGTGATCCTCGACGCGCGCCGCATGCCGCTGCTCAGCGTGGGCGGCAAGAAGACGGTCGATGCCTACGAGCTGTCTCGGTGGCTGGCGCAGCACGACATCGAGCAGGCGGTGATCGAGGCGGTGCACGCGATGCCGAGGCAGGGGGTGACCTCGAGCTTCGCCTTCGGGCGCATGCTGGGGGCCGTGGAGGCCGTGGTCGGTTGTCTGGGGGTTCCGGTCCATTACGTCGCGCCTGCGCGCTGGAAGGGCGCTCTGAGGCTCTCCAGTGACAAGCGGGCGAGCCTCGATGCGTTCCGTCTGCGCTTCGGTGTCGAGGCGGCTGCCAAGTACACACCGAAGCTGGCCGACGAGGGGGTGGCCGAGGCCGCTCTGCTTGCGGCCTACCAGCAGGGTCAGGCGCATGACTGAGGTCTTCGAGGTCGATCTGTCCGACGTGGACGAGGACAACGTCGAGCACGCCTACCGTAACCTCAGCGCCATCGTGTACACGCTGCTCGAGTGCGAGGGCCTGACCGAGGCCGAGGTCGTCAGTGCCATCGGCGACGTGCTGCTGGACCTCAGCCATCCCGGCACGCACGGTCGGGTGCAGTGATTAGGCTCTGCCTAACCTGTTGCTTAGGCTCAGCCTAACCGCTCCGGCACGCACCGGCGTGGGCCACAAGCCCGCGCGGCGGGCGCGGAACGTGGTATCCTGATACCCCAAACGTCGGCGCTGCGGCGCAGCGGAATGCGGCGCTACTCGCCTGCAGCGTGCGCCGCTGAACCGCAGCGTAGCAATATCAATGGGTTAGCGGAGGCGCACAACTTATTAGTGTTAACATAATAACGGTTATGCGACTAACGCCGCATTGAGGTAGAGCCAGCAGCGGTCAGTCCTCGAGGCCCCCCCGCCCTCACTCCGGGGCGGGGCACGGTGGACTGAGACACCCCCTGAGACACGGACCCCCCCCGAAAAAATTTTGAGAGTGGAAAAAGGCTCAGGCGGCGCTTATACTCGCGTCGCACACGCACGCACGATGGAGGCCACATGCTGCGCAAAAAATTTTTCGAGGCAATGCTCCTGAAATTTGAGACCCACGCCGAGAGCTTGGGGATGGAGGGCGACGAGCTAATTTACCGGCACCTCGCCAACGGTGGAACGATCACCGCGCTGGCTAAGGACGCCGGGATCGAGCGGTCAACCATGAGCAAGCTCCTGACCATGCACCCGCCATACACCATCGCGCGCGACGAGGGCCGCAAGGATGGGGCGGAAGCGCTGGCCGACGACACGCGCGAGATCCTCGACAGCTTGGTGAGCAAGGAGGGCCTGACGTCGGCTGACGTATCGCTGGCGAAGGAGCGGGTCCAAAATCTCAAGTGGCACGCTGGGGTCAACAACCCGGACCGGTTTGGCAAGCAGGACCAGAAGGTCACGGTCAACATCGGGGAGCTGCACCTCGAGGCGCTGCGGAAGCCCATGCGGGTCATAAACGAGGTGGCGAAGGCGCTGCCCGATGAGTGAGGACAACCCGCTCAAAAAATTCGTGGAGACGTACCGGGACGACCCGGTGTCGTTTGTGCGCGACGTCTTGGGCGCGGAGCCGCTGTCGTATCAGGCGGAATTTTTAGAGGCCATCGCCAAGGGCGAGCGGCGGATCTCGATCAGGTCGGGCCACGGCACCGGCAAGTCAACGAGCGCGTCGTGGGCCATGCTGTGGTTCACGATCTTCCGGTTTCCAAACAAGGTGGTGGTCACCGCGCCGACCAGCGGGCAGCTCTTCGACGCCCTGTTCGCCGAGCTGAAGCGCTGGATCAATGAGCTGCCCGACCAGCTCAAGATGCTGCTGACGGTCAAGAGCGACCGAGTGGAATTGACGGCGGCACCGTCCGAGGCGTTTATCTCGGCCCGGACCAGCCGCGCGGAGACGCCGGAAGCGCTGGCTGGGGTGCACAGCGACAACGTCATGCTGGTCGTGGACGAGGCGTCGGGCGTGCCCGAGCAGGTGTTCGAGGCGGCGGCTGGCTCGATGTCAGGCCACAGCGCGGTGACGGTCATGCTGTCGAACCCGACAAGATCCAGCGGCACGTTTTTCGAGAGCCAAACCCGGCTGGCGGATAGCTGGTGGACCCGGCGGTGGTCCTGCGTCGACAGCCCGCTGGTGAGCGACGAGTTCGTCGAGGAGATGCGCCAGCGCTACGGCGAGGACAGCAACGCATTCCGCATCCGCGTCTTGGGCGAATTTCCGATGGCGGACGACGACACGGTGATCCCGTATCACCTAGCCGACGCCGCGCGACACCGCGACATCGAGCGCTCGCCGGAGGAAAAGCCAGTCTGGGCGCTGGACGTCGCGCGCTTCGGGAGCGACAGCACCGTCCTGCTCAAGCGGGCCGGGTCGGTCGTCTACGAGATCATGGTCTGGAACGGCGTCGATCTGATGGGCACTGTCGGGCGGGTCAAGGCCGAGTTTGACGCCCTGCCGTCGTCGAAGCGACCGCAGGTGATCCTCGTGGACAGCATCGGCCTCGGTGCCGGTGTGGTCGACCGCCTGCGCGAGCTGGGCGCGCCCGTGCGTGGCGTCAACGTGGCGGAGGCACCCAGCGCCAAGGGCACCTACACGAACCTGCGCAGCGAGCTGTGGTTCCGCGTCAAGGGCTGGCTCGAGGATCGCGGCTGCAAGCTGCCAGACAACGACCGCCTGATCGCGGAGCTGACGTCGGTGCGCTACCGCTACATGTCCAGCGGCAAGATGGCGGTGGAGAGTAAGGACGAGATGCGCAAGCGCGGCCTCAAGTCGCCAGACCTTGCCGACGCCCTGTGCCTGTCGCTGGCTGTGGACGACGCCGTGATGCTGGGCGGCTCGAAAATGCTGTCGTGGTCCGCGCCCCTGAGACGAAACTTGCGCGGCGTCGCTTGATCAAGTACCCTACCCGTGTCATGGTCTTCTCTGACGAAACCTCCCTGCCTCATGGCCGCGCCCAGTGCGCGGCCTTTTTTCTTGGCAAGATCTCTGCTATGCTGCCCGCGTCTAGACACGCGAGGATACCATGGGCGCACTCTTTGGGGGCAACGCTGACCGGCAGTGGGGCTACAAGATCGGCGACAAGATCGTGCCGCCATCCATTGACCGGATCGACGGCGGCGGACCCGGCAGGTCAGGCCCACGCTTTGAGGGCGGCGGCCTCCTGAGCGCCATCGGCAACGCCATGATGCGCCCCTACGGCTACCGCGATCGGCAGGCCGCCCTGCAGGCCGTGCGCCCCAACGCGCGCCCACAGGGCCTCCTACAGGTAGCGCCTGCGCCAGTTACTAAGCGGCGTCCAGACTACATCACGAACGAGGACCAAGCGATGAGGCAGCCATTGGGCACGTCGTATTACGAGGACCAAGTGATGAGGCAGCCACTGGGCACGTCGTATTACGAGGACCAAGTGATGAGGCAGCCACTGGGCACGTCGTATTACGAGGACCAAGTCATGGCGCAGGGGCTGCCGTCAAGGCTGCCTGCTGGCCTTCCGCGAGAGATTATCATGACGCCGGAAATGCACTCGTTTCTGCGGGCGCGCTTCCCTGAGCGCCAGCTATCTCCCATAGGCTCTCTTATGGACCCAAGCGAAATTTCCTCCATACGCAACCTGCGTGGCGCGTCGTATGACCGCCCTCGAGTGCCCGGAAGCGAGGGCGCGTTTCCTGCCGCAGGCACCCCAGCCGCCTCTCTGTCTGCAGCGGAAGACCCGCTCCTGACTTACATGCTTTCCGAGGGCGTCCCTGCAGATGTGGCACGCTCAATCGCTGCAGGTGAGGACGCGTTTCTTAGCGGCCCGGTGCGCCGACAATTTGAGACTGCGAATAGACTGGGGGTGAGAACTCTTACCATGCTGCGGAACAAGCGCTGATGGCTAAGCTGACACCATCTCAAAAGGCGCGGGCCAAGGCCATGTCAAAGCGGCGCGGCGTCAAGTATCCGAATGCGTGGTCGAACCTCGCAGTGGCGAAGGGAAAGTCCGGTGCGAAAAAAGCAAAGTCCAAGTAAGAAGTACGCCGACGGCACGACGTACAAGGACAGCGAGGGCAAGACGCACAAGCGCGTCTCGCACCCCGGCACGAAGCGCGGCGACGCTTACTGCGCGCGGACGGTGAGCCAGAAGCGCACCGCTAAGGTTAAGGTCCGGCGCAAGGCGTGGGGCTGCAAGGGACAGAAATCGGTGGGATGAAGAGATGGCTGGACTGCTTGGAAAGATAAAGAGGGCTGGTGAGCTGGCTGCGGATGTCTCCGGCGCGGTGCCACCGGCGGCTGCTCGTCGAGTGTCGGAGGGCCAGCGCATCACTGGCATCGAGCTGCCACCTGCGCGCGTACCCGGCGCTGATCCTAGATTTGGCCCCACAGGCCGCATATCCACCCGCCAACCCGGAGGGGCTAATCCAGACGCAGATCCGTTGTCTGGCGCGCTGACTATCGGCCAATCCGACATAGAGCGGGCTGGCACGCTCGGCAAAAACATGGAGTTTATCGCAAGGCAGCCCGGATACGAGTGGCTTCGAGACTTGCCACCGGACGAGGCCGCTACCCTCTACAATGATTTCCAAAAGGAAAACATCCGCTTCGTGATGGATAAACTTCCCCCTGAGTTTCAAAATCGGGCCAAGCTCTGGTACGTCGGGGCAAACCGGTTTTCGGAGGAGCTTGCGTCGCGCTACGGAGTGCCTCGCGCCTCGATGTCGGGCGTCATTGCGGCGCTATCGCCGCAGATGGATTGGTTCAAAAACGCCTCTCTGGCCGAGCGCGTAGCAGACGCCGCAATTGCCAATCGCAACCACCCGTGGACGTCAGAAATGACTGCGGTGGCACAAAAGTATCCGGCCTTTATTCAAGGGAGGCGCGGTAAAAACGCCGAGCTGTGGGAACAAATCCAAGGCAAGTCATACTCTGAGCTGGAGACGGTGCCGCAAAAAGCTATGTGGGTGCGTGCGTTCAGCGAGGCTTACCACCCCAAGCGTTACCGATCTCTGACCCCTGAAGGCGACCTCGGCGACTTTGTGCTGACCCAAAAAGGCAAGCCAGCAGACATTTCTTTTGGCGGCTTTAACGAGTTGGAGAAGGCGGTCACCGCTCTTGAAAGCGGCGGCGACTTTGCCACCATCTCTGGGGCAATGGGCGACAAGCACAAGGTGCGCAACTTCTTCAACAACATTGAAGTTCCGTTTAGCGACATGGGCGACATCACCGTCGATACGCACGCCATCGCTGTTGGAAACATGCGCCCGCTTGCAGGCGGCGACCCCCTTGCCATACAGGGGCTGGGAGGGATGTTCGAAAGTGTCCCTACCGGAGCGCGAGGGAACTACGGTCAACAGGCCGACAACTACCGCGCTGTGGCTCAAGAATACGGATATTTGCCGCGAGAGACGCAGTCGATTACTTGGGAAGGCATACGCGGCCTGTTCACGAATAAGTCAGCTAAAGCGAAGCAGAATGCGGAGGCAATCTGGCAGGCGCATGCTCGTGGGGATCTTACGCAGCAGCAGGCCCTCAACATGCTTGAAGAGCAGGCTGGCGGATTTACCATGCCCGGATGGTTCAGCGAACCAAACCCACGCCGCAGCATCGCCAGCGGCGGGCGTACTATGTATGGGGTTCCCGCAGCAGGGTTGCTCGGCGCTATGAGTATGCAGCCGGAGGAAGACCCATACGCGCAACCCGGCGGCATGTCGTTACTAGGGAGGTTTTGATGGCAGACGGTATCATCACTTATGTAGACGGCGTTGCCATGCTGGTTACACCAGATGGGAACGAGTACCGCTGGTCCGACGTCCAGCGCTACAACAATCCCGGCATGGACTTTGACGACGTCACCGGCGAGCCGCTGATGATGCTGCCGACGATCTCGGACACGCCCACCACTACGCCGAGCCGCAGCTTGGGGAGCCGCGTGGGCAACGAGGACATCGACGCCGGTCTCGCCATGATGACCGACGCCGACGCCTCCCTGTACAACCTCCTCGACCCCTCCGGGCGCTACTCCAACACGCTGCTTGGCCGGGTCAACCGCGCCGCCCTCAGCCCTCTGGACATCCTGCTGGGCGGCCTCACGGCAGGCAGCGGGGCGCTGTCAAAGGGCATGGGCTACGCCTCGGATGCTCTGGGGCTTGGCCTGCAGCCCGGAGACATCCCAGACGCCGAGGAGATGGGGCAGATCGCCGACGCCCTCTACGCCCTGCCTGCGTCCCGCATGCTCGGCGCTGCCAGCGAGGCTGGCGGGCGTGCGGCGGCTATAGAGCGCATGCGTCGTCGTGGCGGCCCGGAACCTCTCGGGTCAGCCGCTGCTGATGCGTACATGCTAGGCGATCGCTTGGTTCCGGCGTCGTCGTATCGCACAGAGACGCCCGGACGCCCGTCTCAAGTGATGCTTCCGGGCGGCGCGCGCTTCGACGCCAAGCCGATTAACCCCATCGAGCAAGCCGCGCTGGAGTACATGCAGCGACGCGGTATGGACACCACCCCGATGGGGGAATACCCAGAATTCAGCGAGCAGCGCGCCCGCATGATCGCTGCCGCCTATGACCAGATGCTCGACGATCCCGGCAACCCGGCGGTCAAGCGGGCTTATGACGCCATGGTTCAGGAGACGCTTGACCAATACAACGCTCTCAAAAACAGCGGCATCGAGTTCAAGTTCCTGCGTGAGGGCATGCGCGACCCATATGAGGCAAGCCCTGCCTTGGGCTATCAAGACTTGGTCGAAAACGGTCGCTTGTATGTGTTTCCCACCGACTTTGGCTATGGAGCAGATGTCGGGTCCGATTACTTTGACCCGCGCACCAACCCACTCTTAACGCGGGTCGGCAGGATCGGAGACAAGGACGACGCTGTCGCTAATGACGCCTTCCGAGCGGTGCATGACGCCTACGGGCACTTTGGTCCGGGCAACCCGTTTTTCCGGCATAAAGGCGAGGAGCGAGCGTTTTTGGAGCATTCCCGCATGTACTCGCCTGAAGCTCGCGGGGCGATGACTTCCGAAACACGCGGGCAAAACAGTTGGTTAAACTTCGGCCCTTATGGCGATGCCAACAGGAAGGCAAACGTCGGAGATACCGTGTTCGCAGAGCAAAAAATCGGCGCCATGCCATCGTGGTCTCAAGATCCTTATGGCATGCCGCCAGAAGACGAAATTCAAAGCATTTTGGAGTACATCGACCGATGGTCAAAAAAGAACCCGTAAAGCCCGGTGGTTTGGGCCACCGCCCTTTCGGCAAGTGGGCCGATGCTGAAGACCGTGAGGAGAGCCAGTCTGATGCCTCTACGCAAAGGATCGTCAAGGAAAACAATCTCTGCTAATATCCGCACAGAGATCAAGGCGGGCAAGCCGCAGAAGCAGGCTGTCGCCATCGCGCTGAGCAAGGCACGAAAGGGGAAGAAGAAATGAAGAAGCCGACGAAAAAGGTTACCGCGTTCAAGCCATGCCGTGGCTGCCCGACCCCAGCGAAATGCAAGGCCGCCAAGCGCTGCCTTAAAAAGGCGAAAGCCTACTAACCTGAAGGAGCGCCGCAATGGCCATATCAACTTATGGAGAGCTGAAGACTA